TTTTACTCTCAATATTAAGAGCATTATCGAGATCTCCATAATTATTTTTCATAATTAAATATCTATCTGTTGAGTTGGACTGTAAGTTTTAGAATCATCAAAGAATTCCCAATTTTCATTAAATCCGAAATCATCTCCAGGATTTGCATCAATTGGATCTGGTGTTACGGTATATCTCATTTCTCTCTTCGCAATAGAAGTATCTGTTCCACTATAAAGATCAACCTGAACCTTACGAATAAGTCCATCAGTAGTATCGGAAATGGGACCAAACAAGTATGTTTTTGCTGTAAATTGAAATGTGTAAATTAATATTCTACGAGTTGAAAAATCTCCTTCATAATCATCTTGAAATGAAACACTATCAAGAACTACTGGGACATCTCTCTTTTCTCCAATAGAATCGACAAGATTAATTGTCATTGTGAATGCTGGTTGAAAAAATGGTAATATTTGTTCTACTACTTGTAAAGCATCATCTTGAAGTTTGGTCATTAAGTTCAATTCAAATCCAATATTATATGGAACAGGCATAAAGACTTTTTTAATAGAACCATCTTGCCCGTGTGCCTTGAATGTTTCAGTTACACTTGCTTTTCGAGTAGCATCATATTGAATAGATGTCATCTCAAACGACATTCTAGGAAGTGTCATTGCAACAGGTTTATTTAACTCTGGTTGTTGCTCTATTCTTGCAAGAAATTTTTGTGTTGGACCATATGCTAGTGGAACTTGAATATCACTAATACTAGTATCACCAGAATTTTTGTGTCTAATATGAATTTGATTAAATAAATTTCCGAACGAAATAACTGTTCTGCGAATAATTTCGTGATAATAGTAAGTATCTAACATTAAAAACTACCAAATGGATTTGACTCTGAAAAATCAACAATAAGATCTCCTTCTCCTTCAATTTCATTATTTTGACTGTATTTATCATAAAGATCCATTTGGTTATATGAAACCACTGAATATCTTGCGGATGATGCTGATCCAACAATAATTTCTCCAGCAAAAAATCCTGGCGTGGTTGCAGCAATTCCTACAAAAGAAACTTTAAGAATTTTAGTATCAAAATCCCATTCTTTAACTCTCGCTCTAGTTTGAGAATTTGATCCAATAATAATTTCATTAAACTGATAATTTCCTACACCAGTTAAAATTGATGGATTGTTTATGGTAACTGTTGGGGTTATAGTATATCCAATTCCAGAATTAGATATGTTTATTGCTGAAATATTTTGATTCAATCCAAGTGAAGCAATACCGACAGCAGTTTGTCCAATACTAATAGATCCATTTATATTTACTACTGGAACTGTAGTATATCCAACTCCACCGTCAGTAATGATAAATTTAATAATACCATTACTTTGAGTTTCTATTGAACAGGTTGCAGAAGCACCAACTCCTCCACCACCAGAAATTGTTATGATAGGTGGAGTTGTGTATCCAATACCAGAATTTCCTAAAATAATATCCCTTACTGAAAAACTTCCACCCTTATTGGTTATTCTTGCGATACCAAAGGCATCATTATTTGGATTTCCTGTTGGTGATGTTGAAATTGAAACTATAGGTGCTGTACTATACCCATATCCATCATTATTTAAGAATATTTTACGAATATATCCAGTTCCAATAGTTGCTGTTGCAGTTGCTGTTCTTCCAACTCCGGTCAATAATAAAGTGCTAATATATCCCTGATCTTGAACTTGAGTATCAATTTCTTCAATAGTAGTATCAATAACTTCATCTTCATATTCAAATAGTTCACATTTTATTTCGTAAACATAATTTTTACCTAGTTGATAAAATGGTTGTTCATGCTCTACAAATTTAACTTCAAATATTCTTTGTCCAAGCGGAAAATATACTAAATCACCTTCTCTTGGTCTAGTTGATAATGTTATTTCTTCTCCATCTTCATCTGCCGCCAAAAATGGGGAAATGAAGTCTTCAAATCTTTCTTTCGAAATAATAATAGTTAGTTCATCTCTCAAACTCATTCCAAATTTAGTTAAGATATCTCCTGCCCCACTATATCCTTCATAAGTTTGGACATACGCTTCAATAGCATAATTATCATCAAATTTAGAAGATTGAATTTCTTCAATTATAGTTTGTTTTCTTACAAACTTTCTAGGAATGTATGTTACCTCTACACCATAAATTTTCAACTGTTCATTAATTAAATCTTGAACAAGTCGCTGTTCGCTTGGTGATCCTTGTAGGAAGAAGGGATTTAATGCCATTATCCAATAAAATCATACGGAGGAAGTTCGTGCTCTAATGCCATTACTTGCTTAAGTTGTTCTAGTTCTTTTTCAGCATCTTCATATATTTCTCTTCCATTAAGTTCAATTCCTCCAGGAAGTTTGACTCCTCTAAATTTAATAAGATTTTGCCCCCATTGTCTTTTTATTAATGAGGTTAAATATTTTTTGATGAAACTATCATTCCAAACTTTATTAAAGTCATTTGGATTTAATGCTCTGTAACAATCAAGAACTAGAAAATTTCCTTCATTTTGTGCTCCCCAATCAATATCAAGATATAACCTACCTTGTCTCTTATTAAATCTTAATTGCTTATCAGTAGTTAAAAGGAAATCAATATCTTCCAAATAACTTTTTACCATTGCATACTGTAAAAGTTCAACAGAGTTGAAGTAGTAAAGATCATTTAAGAATAATTGATATTTAATACTAAACATTCCTCCAGAAATGGAACTAGTATCAAACTTAAATACTTTTTCGATACCAATTATCGAATCTGGAACTTGTATATAATTTCCAGATTCATACCAATTGAAGGATAGACCTGTAGTTGATGTTGCAGTAGTAGTCGTAATTCCTGGACCATTTGGGGATGGTGCAGATCCTCGCTCAATATCTTCTTCGGTAATTCTATATTTTAAGTACATTCTTTCAACACCATCAAAGTGGCGTTCTTGGAAGTACTGTAGGGCGTCATCAACCAAATCGTCCACTTGGTCATCATCTACGTTAATTTCCAACACAGGGGCACCTAGACGCCTTAGACAGTAATCTATGAGTTGTTGTCTGGATGCTGGTTGTGACATTTTATGATTCCTGTTTTTTCTTTACAAGTGCATCATATTTTTCTTGAAGTTCAAGATTAGTTTCTAATAGAGTAGTCTTTTCCTCATTAAAATCTTTCGATAAAGTCTGAAGTTTTGCTTCTAAAAGAACATTGTCATTGGTTAATTGAGAAATTTTTCTATGATATAAAGTAACTAATACATTAATATCAACTTCACCATTATTTTGTTGCATAAATTAGAAGGTTCCTCCATCTAAAGTTGATGTCCAAGTTGGTTTATTAGTATATATGGTATTAACAGTTGTTGGAATTATTACCATGCTAATACTATTTTTTAATAAATTATATGTATTAGTAAATGTCCCTTCAACTCCAACTAATGTAATAGTTGATGCAGTTACTCCAGTTTTTACAACACCATAAGCACCACTAGTCTCTTGAAGAATTAAATCACCTTGACTTACTGTTACGGAACTACCAAAAGTCAGAGTAATTTCAGTAATCGCAGTCAATACTTGCTTTGAAGTTATTGTTGGTGATGCTGGATCATTAGTTGAAGTTTGTAATCCATTAACATCAAAGTATACTACACCGTTAGTGCTGTAGTCTCCAGTTTGATAATAAATTCCTTTAATATCAATGAAACCTCTAGTTCCAGTTACAACACTATTTGAAATAGTTGCATCTGGAATATATGTCCATGCTCTAATAGTTGAACTACTACCAACATTACTTCCATCAATATAACCAAAAAATCCACTTTTATTGTCTACAATTCCCGAACCAGTATTATAATTGAATGCAATACCGCGATCAGTATTTGTATCGTATGCGTGAGTAACTGTTAATTGAACACCAGTAGAAATACCTGCAGTTGTAGCACCATTAATAGTAATTATTTTGGTTATAGTATCATAACCAGTAATGGTAGTAATGCCCGCATTTGGTAGGGATGCACTACCTTGAATAATGTCTCCGGTATTAATTCCTATTACAGAATCTAAAGTAATAGTGCTAACACCAATAACAACTGGTGACATTACAGTGCGAACACTTGTAACATCACCTAAAGTTATAATTGGATCATTAATTGAAACTTCAGTAGAGTTGACTGAAGTTGTAGTTCCATCAACTTGTAAATTTCCTTTAACTACAACAGTTCCATCATTACTTAGTCCATCTGGATATGGATCAATATAAAGAACATTTCCATATCCTGGTAATGTTGAGATTACATTATCTTTAATCTTTATGTTGTCTATAACTGCTCCACCAGTTACAGTTACTACGCCGACAACATTTAGAGTTCCACCTACATTAAGGTTCTTCTCGATACCAACACCACCTTCAACAACTAAGGCACCGTTATCTTTGGTATTGGATTGAGTTACATCTCCAATATTAATTGCAACTCCATCAGCAAATGCCCAATCAGCACCTTCAATCTCAAATCTATTATCAGTTGCCTCATCATATCTAAATTTTACATCTTTATTATCACCAAAACTTAAATAAGTATCATCGACAATATTAATTTCTCCAGTCCCATTGGGATTGAAAATAATATCTCCATCAGTATTCGTAGATGATAAAGTGTTAAGATCTAAACGTAAGTTATCAACATTCCACTGATCGACTTTTCTATTATTATCGAGAATGACAACAATTCCACCATCTTGATTTCGGGTATTTGTTACCCCATCAATAGCACCAGGTTGGTGCTCCATCATTGAGGTATAATAGTAACCACCAACTGGATTTACATTATTACCATCGTCACCCAAGAACATTCTGTCCTTGTATTGATTTGTTCCGCCGTAACTACCAATGCCAGTTACATATGCTAGTTCACCCCAATTTAGACTGGCAGGTTTATTTGTTCCAGCAGATCTTTTGATCCTGATAATACTTGCCATTTTAGAAATTTCCCCCGTTGATGTCTAAATTCTGTGTGCTTCCAGGTGTTAATGTTAATGTAGCATCCCATTTTTTAGTGGATCCATTATATACAAGAACCATTCCATCGAGTGGATTATTAATATTGACATCAGTTAGTTCACTTAAAGCTAAACCTTGAGCTCCAGCCAGCGAAGATACAACTTTAACAGCGTTTTGTTGCCCTACCCTAACTTTAATCTCTGCCATCTATAAAAAGGATTTTCAGGATCTAAAATATATTTATATTCAAGAGATTCCAATAGTTTTAACAACCTCTTGTTGTCTAAGATATAATTTGCAATATATCTTAGCAAAGTTTTTAAGTTGCTCAAATTCTAATTCATCGATGAATCTGGAATGTTTTTCATATTCAAATAATTTATCAATAGTCTCCAGTTCAATTTCATTTGGATCCATTAATTAACTCCCTCAATAATATTTTAATTTCACTAATATCTTCTTTCATTTTATCAATTTCATCTTTTTGCTTTTTCTTTTCACTTCTCATTTTAATATATTGGGTATATCCAAATGTGTCATAATTTACAACAGCACCTGAATTTTCATCTCTGAATAAATTTTTATCACCTTCAATTGGTATCATTATGCTAAAGCAATTATACGAAGATCTTTAAATTTAGGAGCAAACGATTCATTAGTTGAACTCATTACGATTTTAATTTGGAATCCGGTAAATTGATCTAGTTCATCAGCAGTAAATTGATATTCTAGAAATTCATTATCTCTACTTGCTCTTACAAAAGAATCAGATCTTCCACTATTTAATGCGGAATTAATTACTTTATCTCCATAACCATCACCATTAGTATCAATTAAATTATCATATCCAGGGAATAATATGAAAGATTGATCAATTTCACTGGAATCGGATTTAAACAATTTATAGAGAACTCTAAAATCAGAGAAAGATGATCTATATGAAGAAACTAATACTTTCAACGAAGTTGCTGGTTGAGCAAGATCAACTTTTTTGGAAATATAGACTGAACTATGTGGATCTCCAGAAGTTAAATTAACTCTTCCATCAAATGCATAGTTTTTAACCGGGTTATTGACCTTATTTCTTCCAAGAATCATAAAGGCATTTTGTAGATCTAAAACTGGAGATAAATTTGGATCATCAGAATTCATTCTAACTTTTAACGTTAGAGATTTACTATTTGATAACCTTGCAATTTCATTTATTTCTGAACATACTAATCTGGGAGTAGTTGTGAAATTAACCTTATTAATTTCAATTGCATCAGAACCTTGATTAATAAAGGAAGATTCATTTCCACCAGCACTTGTTCCAGAAACTGTTATCATTTGAGCAGAAACTGTAGTATTTTGTCCTGGAGTTATGATATTAAATTGTGGAACTATGGAATTAAATTGATAATTTTGCGATGCTGAAGGAGCATTTTCGGCATCTAGGAAACTTCCTGCAAATTTTTCATCAGCAAAACTGAGTTGATCATCTCCAGCAGATCTTTCAGGTTGTCTATCAAATGCCAAATAATACTTATCAAACTCCTTAATATTTTGCAATTGGGCATTATTTATCGATGCCATATTATGAGTAGTATTAATTTTTGTCAGTGAAACGCCATTTAATTCATACTTATATGCAATACTACCAGAAACATGGTTTGTTATTAGTGTTCCATCAACACCCCTAGTACTAATTCCAAGAATACCTGATCCAATACTATCGTAATAGATAATTTCATTATTGACTTTAATATAACCTTTAGAAGTTGAAATTCCTTCAAATGTTGCAAATGATACTGTGCTTGCTAAAGAGATAGAAGTGGAATTGATATTAA